GTCTCAACCATCTGCTTTGCGGCACCTTTCATCAAGGACTGCTCGGTGCTTCCCATCGTGGAACCGCGCTTCACGAAGTACTTGGGCTGGGAGGCTTCGATCTGTGCGAGCTCGAGCCGCTTGGCGGCCACTTGCTCCTGTAGCTGGTTCATCAGCGCGTCGGAGCGGGCAGCCGTCTCCGCGGTGCCGTACTGCGCCACGTTCTCGGCATGCTTCGCCAGAACGCCGTCGAGGATCGCGACCTCTGTTGCCTTGCTCGCGACGCGCTCGTCTGCGCCCATGGCCCGGAAGGACTCCATGAGTCCCATCCCGCCGGTTCGCATTGCGCCCATGGCCGCCTGAGCGGTGGCCTGGGCCTGCCCAAACTTCAGTTTCTGAGCCTCAACCTCTTGGGCCATCGCCCGGTTCACGTAGGCCATGGGGTCGCGCCCGGCACCACCGCGGAAGGCGGATGCAAGCACGGTCCGGATCTTCTGCCACGCGCTGCGGTTCTCGAAGCCGGCGGCCGGGTCCGTCTGCTGAGCGGTGCGCATGTCCTCCACGGCGGAGGCAATGCCGCGCTCGTACTCTCCGACGCGCTCACGAATCATGTCGTTGCGCTCGACCTCTCGGGCCTCTCGGGCAACCGCCCGGTCCGCGATGTCCATCTGTGTTTCTGCAACGAGGTCGAGTCCGTCCGCGTGGGCCTGGGCCTTCGCGATCTCGGCGTCGTAGACCTTGCGTTGCAAGCCTGATTCCGCGTCCAAGACTTCGCGGCCAGTCTGCGCGCGTTTCTGCGTTGGAGCGTGCAGCTGGTTGCCCAGCTTGTAGGTGTAGCCGGCCGCGTCGACTTCACGCGCGAGTGCACGCCCCTCGTCTATGGCGCCGTACCCAACCGCACCAAAGTTGAACCCCGGGGCCTGTTGCCCTTCTGGGCCCACGGGCACGGGCTGGTACGCCGCGGCCTGCTGAGCTTCGGACTCTGCGGCGATCGCCTGTTGCTGCGCGGCGTGGTCCGCCTTGCTCGCGCCCGACTTCTTCATGCGCTGAATGAACGCGCTCTCCCGCTGCTGCTTCACAGCCCGCGCGACCTCTTGCTGAGTCCGTGCTTTGGCCGGGGCCTGCCCGCCGGGCAGAGCCACGACCATGTTCGGGTCGGTTGCAATGTTGAAGTCGGCCACGGTCTACATTCCCCCGAAGACGCCCTCAAGGACGCCCATGCCGGTGTCGGTGCCGAACTGCGCCCAGCCCTGATTGCGCTGCGTCCGTGCCTGCTTGGACGCAAGCGCCTGCTGCCGCAGGTGCTGGTCATAGCCGGACTGAATGCCGAGCAACCCGAGCTGCTGTTGCTGCTGGGCGAGTTGCATCTGTTGGGCCTGGCCTGCCATCTGCGACCCGAGGCCCGCATATCCGGCCATTGCGGCCTGCTGCTCCTGCGCGGCCATCTGTCCGAGCTGTTGCCGGGTGTCGTGCTGCGCGGCGAGACCGGCGGCTTGGGCGGCTTGGGCCTGGCCTGCGATGTTCCCACCGCGACCCATGGCGGCCATCTGCATCTGCTGCGCCATGTTCCGGTCACCTTGCCCCTGCATGAGCGCCTGGGCCTGGCTCGGGCCTTGGCCCATGGCGGCGTCGCGGTACATGCCGAGCGCGCCGTATTGGTCTTGCTGCGCGCGATCGAGGTCCCCCGCAGCCGCAGCAGCTCCACCCATGGCGCCGAGCCCCTGGTTCTGAATGTTGGCGTTGACGCCTTGGCTTCCGCCTGCGCCACTCCAGGCGCCTCCGTAGTATTGGGGCATGGTCTCAGGTCCTTTGCGTGGTTGGGGAAACCTTGCTGAAGCCCTTTTTCCGAGCGACATCAAGGGTAATTGCGTGCAGGTTCATCGTCGATGCGGTGAGCGCTGCGCCTGTAGGCGTCGTCGTGTCTTCGTAGATGCGGATGCGGATGGCGTTGCACTTCTGGATGGACGTCCGGATCTCGTAGAACCCGACGGCCGTCGACGGGACTAGCTCCGTCTGAATGTTCGCCCCGTCTGTCTGCGTGCCGGTCAAGTCGTACTCCAGTTCCACCGTGAAAGCGGCCGCGGCCGGCTTTGTGAAGTGTAACCCAACCTTGCGGACTCGCTTGAACCCTGCCAATCCGGCGAGGTGAATCCATCCCGTTCGGACGTCGACGGGAATCGCGACTGTCGCCGTAGTGGCGCCTTCATCCGCGTACAGGCTCGCAGACGTGCTCGGCTTCGAAATGAGGACGCCACCCGCTTGCAGGACCACGTGCGCATGCTCCCCGACGTGACCACGCCAGGACAGGGCGTCAACGGCCGAGGACAGGCCGGGCGTAGAGCTCGCATCGGGCAGGGGCCACAGCGCCCACAGGCCGTGCCGCCAGTCGTACACGAGCACCTGCGGGGAGTCGTAGGCGCCGCCGTTGCACAGCACGCGGACCTGATGCGAGTCCTCGTGGACCGTGACCGCGCGGACGTTGCCGGCGGCCCGCAACTCGTCCTCGATGTCGGCGCCCACGTACTCCAGCGCGTTCGCGCGGGTGAGCTTGTACAAGCCGCGGCGGCTCTGGAAATAAACCCCGTCCGGGGCAGGGGCCACGCTTCGCGGCTCTATGCACCCGGTGTCGCGCTGGAGAAGCTGGAGGTTCAGCGTGGACCCGGCCCCCGTCGCGTCAGCAGGGCTCCCGTGGAGCGCGTAGATCGCCTCACGGGTGAACAGGATCAGCGCGCTGTCCATCTCCTGGAGCGCGACCACGCGCCCGCGCACCTGGTCGATTCGGAACGTAAGCGTAGCGTTGAATTCTGGGACGGTGTACTGCTCGCCTCGGGCTTCAGGGAGAATCTCCCGGGAGATCCACAGGCGTTTTGTCTCCTCGCTCGAGACTCCCACCACGCGGTTTTGCCACGAGGCCACGGCTCCGAGCGCGGGGACTGTCTCGCCCGGAAGCGGCGTCCAGTTGCCGGACAGCCGCGTGAACGACAGTGGCACCGCGTCGTTGATGTCGGCATCGGCCGCGCCGTCCTCGACCTGGACCGTGAGCGCTGTCGGCGTGTTCGTCGGGACGTCCACAAGGTCGGTCGCGAGTCCATCGTTCCCCCTGTAGAGGGGGTAGAAGATGCTTCCGCCGCTCTCGGTTCGGTACACGTCCACCTTGACCGGGTTGCCGCTGGCGCCAAGGGCGTTATTGTCCTTTGCGGACAGGTTGCAGCACCGGATCTCCAGGTGCACGAAGAACCCGCTTGCCACAGTGACCACGACCGGGTCTGCCGGCTGCGACCGGTGCGTCTGTCCTCGTGCGTCTCTCCATTCGTATACAGCCGTGTAGCTGTAGTTCCCCGCCGCTGGGCCTGCTCCTGCGCTGTGCTCTCGGGCGTCGACAATCTCAGGGCGCCACGGGAAGCCAGCTTCGACGAACCGGTGTCCGTCGTACGTCTGCGGCGTGCCGCCGGACAGAAACAGGCCGTCGCCCGCGTGCACGGACTCAAGTTGAGGCACGCCCACGGACGCGTACGGAGTCGATGGGAGCGGCGGGTCGCTGTCGTCGTACGGGTAGGCCCAGGCGTCGTCATGGTGGAACCGTACGGCCTCGAGCTTCGCCCCGGCGACCGTGATCCCGTTGGTGCTGGACGAGTCGACGCGAGCCGTATCAATGCGCGACCAAAAGCACATCGCGAGCGTGTAGGATTTCACCAGCGGGCCGAAGCTCGGCGCGGGGGAGGCAGACGGGAGGTGGTTGCGCCTGCGGTGCGGCGACGCCCCAGTGGGAACAAGCCCAACCGCCACCGAGTCGGCAGGTACCGCGCCGTGCTTCCGTGCATCGGCAATCCCCGCGGCCATTGTTGCGACCAGCATCGGGCGCCCGGTTCCGCTGGACTCCGTCTCGTACCTGGCCACGTAGTAGTGCGACTGCAGCCATTCCTCGTCCAGTCGGGCCGACTGGAACCCGAGCGCGGCAAACATCTGCGGCGTCTGGACTAGCAACGACCGGGGAGACACGTACCGCCACGGCTTGCTTTGCAGCGTCGTGTTTGGGGTCAGGTACTCCCGAGCCGGAATGCCCAGCGCCGTGGCCACGAGTTCGCCGTGCATGGTGGTCGGAAGGTCTACGACCGTCACGCCGTTCTGCAACGTAGTCCCGTCCTCGTACTCTGCCACGAGGAACACATCGTCGTCGGCAACGCCGTCGCGCTGGCAGAGCCCCACGGCCGTGAAGTCACCGAAGGCCGAAGAAACGAACGTGGCGGGCTGGTTCACGGTGCCATCCGCCCAGTTGTGCGAGAACGCCTGGAGCTGCGACCCGCTCTGGTATACAACCATCGGCGCGGCGCGGTTTGCACTCACGGCCAGTACGTTTTCGGCCAACGTGAGGCCCGAAACTGTCGATGTCCACGCGGTGTCAATCCACGCGTCCCCGTTCACCCGACGCACGGATATTTGGTTCGTGTCGCTTGCGTGCGCGATGATGTAGTCCTCGTTGGCGCCCAGGCTCTGCGTGTCGTAGAGCATGTAGTACGAGGTTGAGATGGACCCTTGGTACACCCATGCGAACGGGTCGTCTTCGACGTCGAACGTGGAGCGGTGAAGGTCGCGACCGTCGGCCACTTCGAGTTCGTCGGACTCCTCCGGGTCGTATTCGAGCCAGTGCACATGGAAGGACTGGCCGAGCGCGACAACGCGCGGGCAGTCCACGTGTTCGCCACTCGCTGGCGTTCGGACGGTACCGCGCCACAAGAGCGACTCTTGTCCGTGGGCCTGCTCGGTGAAGATTGCCGCCTCGACAGTGGCCCCAAAGTAGTTGGTGTTCTGTCCAATGGTCCGCTGCGTGTTCCGCTGCCAAACGAAGCACCGGAACGCGACCGTGCCGAGCTGCAAGAACGCGACGTCGGCCTGCTCGATGCCAGAGAACGGGTTGCGGCTGGCCATTCAGTCCTCTGTGTCCGTGGAGACTGCGACGGTGAACGTGGAGACGTTCCCGTGTGAGATGTGCCCGCGGCGCACGAGAGCGCGCGTCGCCCCTTGCATGCCCTCGCTTGGGTCTTGCAGTGCGAACGCGTAGGTGGCCGACGCCACGACCAACTCGTCCCGGTCGGCGAAGACGCGAGACAGCACCGCGGGCATCACGACGCCATCGAGCTGGGTCGCTTCGAGCTGGAGGTAGCCGGTTCGCTTGTCCAGCTGGCCGGCCTTGTCAAACTGCACGTTTCGCGCGCGCTCGAGAGTCCCGGGGGCCTGTAGCTTCGCCGAGGTCTTCTGGTCGAGGCCCCGAAGGACAACTTCGACGTTTTCAGACGGCAACGGCATCGAATCGTCCTCCCCTGAACGCGCGTGCACTTGTACAGCATTCGCCGATCGCTACGCTGTAGGCATGCGACAAGTCGCCCTTGCCCTTCTGCTCTGCCTCTCCGCCTGCGACGATGCGCCGGCCCATGTCGGCGGGACCAGCGGCGCTGATGGCTCCAGCTCCAGCTCGAGCGGCGAACTTGACGAGACGGGCGGCGAGGAGTCCACCGGAGGTGAGTCGGGGAGCACGGGGGGCAATCTCTGGGACGGCGCAACGATCACGGTCCGCACCATCGACGCCGAGCCCGATCGGAGCTGCGAAAACTCGTGCGGGGCCTCCGTGTGTCTCGCTGCCGACAACGGGTTCCAGTCGTTCGACTGCGACAACTCTCCCGGCGCTGGTGTCACGTGCACCTGCTCGGACGACGCGGAGAAGGCCGGGACCGCCCCCACCCACGCGGTGAGCGAGTGCTTTCGCGGGACGGACGTTTCCGGGCCTTCCGGGTTCGACATGGAAGCGATCGAGCAGTGGGACGGTCGAAGCTGTGACGACTTCTGCGCCGCGGCCGACCTGGGCGCGTGCGCCTGGACGCAGTGGGTCCGTGGGGACTCTGGCTGCTACGAGGTCGACGCTGTTGCCCAGAGCACCGGGCTGGTGTTGCAGTACGGCGAGGAAATGACCATCCGAACGCCGTTTGAAGACGGCGAAGGCGGTCGGCTCCGCTTCGTGTGCGAGCTTTGAGCGGCTCATGACGCGGTCAACTCCAGCCATCCAGTGACGTTCCCAATCGTGCTCGTCGGATCGATGCGCAGCGCATAGAGCCCGCCCGACGTCACCGTGACATCGTCAAAGTCGAAGACGGCGAGGTAGCCGCTGCCTGTCTGAACCGGGAATGCTGACGGCGTCTCTGTGACCGCAGAGCCGATGGCGGGCGCGCCGGACGGGTCGAACCATTGCGCCTCCGTGCTTCCCGCGTTCGCGCTCGTGATGATGGAGACGCGGGTGATGCTGCCCGCGAACGGGGCCCGCCACACGTTCCGAAGCTCGGCAGACGTAGCCTCGGCCGGATGGCTGGCAAACGGAACGAAGTTTGCGGCCGTGGTCGCGTTGGCGTACCCAAACGCCTCGCGATGCACCGTGGAGCTGCTGGGGCTGCCACTGGACCCCTCGAGCGTCTCCACCGACGCGCAGAGCTCGACCACGGCCGCGCGTAGGACCTCGTCCCGCTCAACGGACTCCTGTTCCTTGCGGTTGACCTCGTCCAGGTTGCCGCCGCGGCCACGCCGGAACGGGCCAACCTTGAGCTTGGCGAGGCTCATCCGACGCTCATCCTCCCGCGCCCGCGGCGGCGTCCGCGTCGGCGAACGATCTGCGGCGAGGTGCCGGCGTCGCGCTGGCTCGCGTTGGCCTTGATTCGTCCGGTGATCTCTGCCCGGCGCCGTATCAGATGGCTCGGGTCGGACTCTTCCTTGACCATCATTTGCTCGGCAGCCCAGAGCACGGCGAACTCTTCCCAGCCTGCAACGCCGTCGAACACGTCGGCATCGTTGACCAGCTCGACCGGGTGCTGGATGTACCAGACGCGGAAGTATCGAGCGCCCGGGTCGGAGTTGAACCGGATTCGTGCGCCGGTGCCGTCGGTGCCTTGGCGGACCACTGCGTATCGCAGCCAGTCCCCATCGGCAAACACCGGCGTGGCCCCGTTCGGGTGCCCTTCGCCGATGCTGTACCGCTCGAGGCGGTAGCCAATCTCGGACCCGGACCCCTGGAGCCGCTCCACCGAGCGCAGTTGCGCAAAGTCGGTGGGCAGCGCGTATTCCAGGGTGCCCGGAGCGGAGGTGATCTCGGTGTCTTCCAAGTGGCGATCGATGTCCGCCTGAACGAGAACGTGCCAGAGCTGCGCGCAGCCGAGGTTGAGGTATCGATCCACCTCTGCGTCAGTGACGAACGCGGATCCCTCCATGTTCGCATACTGGCGCGCCTCTGCACGCATCTCTGCCAGCGTTCTCGTGAGCGGCATCGGTCAACCCCTACGAGAAGAAGTCCGAGATATCCATGCGGGCGTTGTAGCCCGGCATCTTGCACCCAAGGTTGCCGTAGTACATGAACCGACCCTGCACCGCGTCCGCGGTGGCCTCGGTCAGCATGCGCTGGTCGCCGTCTCCGACGAACATGAACGGAGCCTCACCGAGCGAGCAAAGCTGCCAGGTGTCCATCTGGAGCAGGTAGGCAACGTCGCGGTTGCAATGCTTGTCCGCGATGATCTCCACGTCCCCAGTGTCCAGAGAGAACATCAGCGCCTTGTACGAGAGTTTTACCTCGTCGCCACCGATGCGCATCGGGACCACTTGCTTGTCGAACGTCGTCCGGTCGCGTGCGTCGTTCTTCAGGCGCGCATACGTGGTCGGGTGGACCACCAGCGCGTCAGGCTTGGCCTCTTGGATGGACATCTCCGCCCCGAGGTTCACAACCGCCTGGTCCAGCGTTTCGTCGTTGGCCACGGTCGCCGTGTAGGTGAAGCCGGCCAGCCGCACACGGTCGATGGAGCGGTCCACGCCGTAGAAGCTCTCGCCGGGGGTCGGGGCGGTGGCAGGGAGCCACGCATCGAACCCGGAGATCGCCTGGTCGTAGTCGCCCTCGCGGAACAGGTAGTCGTCGGCCGCGAATTCAGCGTTGAAGTTTGCCGTGGCCGTGATGCGCCCGGTCACCCGGTCGACGGCCGCGATGGTCGCGGTTGCGGTGTCCACCGTGCCGCCGCCGTCGGCGACGTCCGAGACGAGCACCATGCCCACCTCAAAGTTCACGATGTCCCGACGGTCAGCCAGCTGGATGACGTCGGCGGACGGGAGCGATGCAATCCGCCCCAGCGACGCCGAGCCGGTGCCGAAGATGCCCCGCGAGAGGCTCTGGCCGATCTTGTTCTTTGCCCCGTGGGTCTCCGACTCGAGCAAGGACACGAAGGCGCCCTTGTCGTCGCGGGACGCCATCATGGCCTCATTCTCGAGCGTGAAGATGGCGTAGTCCTTCTTCCGGTCGAGGTTGAAGCCCGAGTATGTCCCGCCGGAGCGGTTCGCCAGGGCGTTGGAGAACGTGTGGCTGCCGCCGCCACCTGGCGCGGTCAGAAGCGGAATCCGCTTCGTGTAGCCGGTGAAGTTCTCGTCTTTCGGGAGGCGGGCCAGAACCTTGTTCTGCTCATAGAGAGCATAGGCAAGGCCGCGTTTCCCGTAGAGTTCTTTGAGTGCTCGTTCTGCGTTTGCAACGGTGAGTGTCATCGGTCACGGTCTCCACGCGAGCCGCACCCGCCTCGGTGGGCGGTGCGTCGTGGGTCCGTGGCGCCTAGCTCGTTCGCCTACTCGTCCAGGGCCGCCATTGCGCGTTTCTTGCGGGCCTGCATGTCGTAGATGTCAGCCGGTGCGGCGACGGTTTCGCTCGCGTTCGTATTGCTGAGAGTCCGAGCACCTGTGATGCTGGTGTCGGTTGCCGTGCCGGCTGCGGTGTTCTTCCCGGCTTGTTGCGCGCCGGGGCCCCCGAATGTCTGGGCGAGCTTGCGGAGTTCGCGTTCTGTGACTTCCGCGATGTCGGTGGCAGTGATCGAGAACCGGTCACGGCCTGATGCGACCAAAATACGGTCGGCCTCAAGTGCGTAGCGCATCTGCGCGTCTTGGTCAAGTTTGCCCAGCTTCGCCTGGAGCGGGAACCGCTCCGCGTCGGCTGACGTGCGCTCGTAGTCCGCCGTCAGTTGCCCCTGGTAGCTTTGGAGCCTCTGCTCCTCTGCACGTTGCGCCAGCGTGGAATCAAGCCCGTCCCGGGTGACCACGGACGCATCTTCGCCGGTGATCATGCGCTTGAGCTCGGCGAGTTCGGCCCGAGTGTTGGCCAGTTCGGCCTCGAGCTTCACCGAGCCAGGCTCCAGGCCGTGGCCCATGATCTTCTCTGTGAGCGTCCCGGCGTCCAGCCCGGTCAACTCCGAGAGCTTGGAGAGGTCACCCGTCTTGGCCAGGTGTTCGACGGCTTCGCGCTCGCGTCCCGGCTGGGCCACCGCGTCCGCCAGGGCCTTCATGTCAAAGGCTGGCGCGGCGGGCTGCGCCGGTTCCGGCTTGGGTTCTGGCTTCTGCTGGGCCTGCGCTCGCTCTGCTGCGATGCGGCGAAGTTCGGCCGGGTCGTAGGGGTCAACCTCGGCGGCAGGGGTCGCGGGCGTCTCCGGGGTGGCTACCTGCTCCCCAGTCGCGGCGGCGGGCGTCTCCGGCTGGCCTTCGGGTGCCTGCTCGGCTGGCGCCGCCTCTGCGGTGTCAACGGACGCCAGGGCGGCGGCCACTCGTGCGGCGGGGCTGGACTCGTGCGGGGTGTCTGCTTCGATCTGCATGGTGGTCGTCTCACATCATCGGAGGTTCGCCGCCTGGGCCGGCTGGTGGCATTGGCGGGACTCCAGGCATGGGGCCCGGTGGCATCTGTGGTGGCGGGGCGGCAGCCTCGGCGGCCGCCTTCTCTGCGTCGGCCTTGGCGTCGGCCGCCCAGGTCATCAGGGCGGAGAGTTCGCCGAGTTCGTCCGCGGTCTTGCCGTCCAGGCGAAGGCGCGCGAACAGCTGGTGACCGTAGGCGATGATCTCCGCGTAGTCGTCCAACGGAGTGACCAGGCTGGCCACGTTCTCAAACTCGCCAGAGGCCGCGTGGTCGCAGAGTGCCCGTGCGAGGTCGCGCATACTGGCCTTGCTCGCAGCGTAACCCTCGATGTCGGGAAGCGACAGGAGGCCCATCGCGTCCTCGCGCGGGATGATCTCCGCATTGAGCAGCTCCATTACGAATTCAAGACGGCCGGCGGGAGAGTCGGGGAGCTTGCTCACCGGGTAGACCTTGGCCTCGAACATGAACTCAGAGATCCGGACGTCTGCATACGCGGTTTCGCGCACGTCCTGGCCTTCGCCTGCCAGGTAGGTGAGGGCGTCGGCGTCCTGGCCTTCGCCCATCTCCACGAGCTCGTCTGCCACCTCGATGAGCCGGCGGAAGGCCCAGGCATAGGCGTCCTCGATCTGCCGGCCCTGGAGCAACAGCCGCTTGCTCTTGATGTCCTGGTGCACGAGTTGGGCGCGCCCGGAGTTGAGCCCGGCGGGCTTTTGCGCCTGGGCCTCCATGCGGGAGACGCCAACGGCCGCGAACATTCGCTCTGTGAGCACGTCCTCGCGCTGCGTGAAGGCTGCGAGTAGGCCAGGGTGCGCGGCGCTGAACGTTGGGGCCTTCGCTCCGCTGTTCAGCCGGCCCGGGATGTTGTCAATCCGCTGCACGTTCTCTCCGTCCTCAACCCATGCTTGGGGCACGAGCATCTCGAGCGAGGCTTCAACCGTCCCGGCGTGTAGGTTGAGCTGCGTTTGTTGGCGCTCGAGGATCTCCGGGATGCCGATACCCCAGAACGACCGCGATCGCTTCCGCCAGCGCAAGAACCGGAACGGCATCGTGGTCGAGCCATACTCCTCATCCAACAGCGTTACGTCCTTGATGGCGATGACGTGGCGGCCGACCTTTGCCCGGTCCGCCTCTCCGTCCGTCGGAGCCGGCGCAAGCGCCAGGCGCCAGGCCTCCACGACCGTTACCATGTCCGACCAGGAGCGGGCCTCCTGGTCGGCGCTGTCCTCCTCTTTCATCTGCCCAACGTCGCCGATCTTGTTCCGGTGCTCGGGAAACAGGGCCGCAAGCGCGGCGCGGTCCATCCGACGTTCGTAGTAGAGCGTTCGGACTGCGTTGTGCTTCGCCTCAATCGGGTTGACGTGCAGGTCTTCGCAGTAGGCAACCTCAGCCGCCGGCCGGCCGTGCTCGTGAAACACCCGGAAGGCGCCGGTGCCGACCTTCTGGGCCTCGTCCCAAGCCTCCTCAACAACGTCGTAGAGCTCGATACTGCGTGACGCCGAGTTGACCCACCGGGCGAGTTCTTTCCCGCGGCGCTGGGCCGTGTCCTGTCCGCCGTCGGTCAGAATCTGAGCGTCGGGCCGGTTCTCGAGCAGCTTGCTGCAACCGGTCTCGTGCACTTGGCCGATCACGTTGTTGTCGCAGTGCCCCTGAATGGCGCCGTCGACTCCGCCGCCGCCCTCGGCGTCGTCCGTCTCGAGTTCGCCGGTGTCGGCCAACTCGCGGAGGCGGGCATACGCAGTGTCTCGCCCTCCGCTCGCCGCCTTGGCAGTCCCGAACGCTGCGAACAGTGCGTCCCGCATCTTCCGGTGGCTGTTCTGCCACCATCGGACGTCGGTGAGGTCGCTACCCTTGGTTTCTTGAATCTTCATGCTTCACGCTGTCCATGAGGGCCGCGCCACGGCCGTTGATGTGGGTCGCTTCGATGGGCACGCCGAGCGTTTCCGCTTCGCGCATGACGTACTTGAGCAAGAGTCGCGCCAGGCCCTTGCGGCGGGCGTCCCTCACCGTGTAGGCGAAGTGCACTGCGCAGAGTTCGGACCCCTCGGCACCCACGATGTCGCGGCAGATCCACGCAAGCGGCTGGTCGCAGCCAGGTTCATCTGGCGGAGCCTCCACCGCAGCCACGAGCACAGAGCCCGTGGTCGCCGTGGCGCGGATGAACGTCTCGAGGTAGGCGGCGGCCGCTGTCTGCGTGAGGGCGCCGGGCCCCCAGAGAAACACGCGACCGTTGCCGTGGCGGTTCGGTGCCGTGTGCTCCCTGCGGTGACGCCAGGACTTGCGCCACGAATGGCGAACGAGTCGTAGCTCTGACTCGGTGGCGGGGCGAACGATCATCGCTTGGTCCGTCGCTGGCGACCCTGAAACGTGAACGTCCAGGTGCCCCACAGGTTCAAGTCCCGAAGGTGCCCTGAGATTCGCGACCCGACGCGGCCGAGCTGGTGCCGCTTCGTGCCAGCGGGGGCGATGATGGCAACGCCGGCATGTGTGGCGCAAACACCGGCGTCGTCGCCGTCGTCGTCGAGGTCGGCCCCTGGCTCGCCCCTGTACGCCTCGAGCTGCGCCTCCGCGTCAGCAAGGGCCTGACGTGTGCGGGCATGGTCGCGCTGCTCTTTTTCGAGCAGCAAGGGCGTCTCCGTGGCGACCTTTACCCAGTCTGGATCGCTGAGGACGGCCGCCTTCGCGGCCTCCCCCTGAGCCTTCACCATGTCGGCGCGGACGTCCTGCGAGACAGTCACGCGGCTCGCGTCTTCTTCTTTCGGAGCTTTTGCGCTGCCGCTCGCTGCCGTTGCCGGTGCTGCTTCATTGCGGCTCGTTCCATTTTTTGCGCTTCTTCGTTTGCCCATTGCTTCGTTCCTGGTTCGGGGCCCGGGTCGGGCTCGTGTCTCGTGTAGTCGCGGATGCGGCGGTAAGCGTAGAGCATCCCGTCGGTCGCGTGGTCCTCTTGGCCATCAGCGATGCCGTCCCGGTCCTTGTTCCAGACCAGAACGTGCAGCTCGTTCGACAGCGGCGCCGTAGGGTCGTCTCCGCCGATGCCCACGCGCAACAGCTGGAGCCGGCCGCACAGCAGGGCATCGCGTGTGATGGCGATCGCCGAGGCCTTGTCCCGCTTGTCGGCGGCGTCGGTCGGGATGCCCATCACCCGGCGCAACTCCTCGGCGTGCTGCTTCCCCATGCCGCCGGAGTCGATGACGATCACCGGTGAGCGCTCACGGCCACCCCAGCGCACTGCGTACGTGTGTTTCAGGTGCCGGAGAACCCGGGCCATCTCGGAAATGAGCTGGCCGGCGTGCTTCTCGACGTGGACCACGAACGTGCGCTTCAAGCTCGGATGAGTCGCGAGGACCACGAACGAGCTGGGAGACGTGTGCCCGACGTCGACGCCAATCACGACTCGCCAATCCGCCGAGGTCAGCGGGAAGCCGGTCCCCGTGGTCGCGGGTAGGCCCCACGGCCCCTGGCCGAGCTCGGCGCCTGCGCCTGGGTAGTCGTTGCGGTTCGCCGCGAGCGGGAACACGAGCGCCTCATCGTCCTGCGCCCAGAGGCCCAACCACTCGCGGACGAACGTCGGATGCGCCTCGTCCCACCCGTTGCGCTCCAGTACCTCACGGAGGAACGCCTCAACTGCGTCTGCCCGGGCGTCGGGGGGCAGGTTCGCCATGAGGTGCGGATTGCTCCGCAGGTTGCCTCGGTACACGGACGAGTTCGCCGCGTCGTCGTCCTCGCGGCACGTGCCATCGTTGGCCGTGCCCGCGTGAGGTCCGGTCATGTCGTACCAGCGGCCTGTGAGGACGTAGCCCGGAGTGCCCCCAAACACCATCCAGCCGCCGACGTCTACGGTCGCGGGCTCGAGCACTTCATCGATGAGCACCTCGAGCAGGTGCGACGGGTAGATTCCGCACTCGTCCACGATGGCGCCCACGAGCGCGAACCCGCGGTACTTCTCAATCTCAGCGATGTCGTCGGCGCCGCCCAGCATGATGCCCGCGGCGCCTTCGATCTCCACGGACAAGTCGGACTCGTTGACCTTGTGCGGGATGTTCGACTCCCGGAGGATGCGCTTGATCCACGGCCACACCTGCTTTTTGGCGTTCTTCCGCGTCCTCGTGATGTAGACGACCCACTGCCCCGGCTGTCCGCCCTGGGCCCCCATGACACCCTTGACGGCGAAGACGACGGTCTTGCCCGTCCGGCGTCCGCACAGGAGCTTGAGCACACGGCGGCTGTCGGAGAGGAACGCCTCCTGTACCTCGTGCCCCTTGCAGTACCGCTCCACGGGCAGCGGCTCGGCGCGTCCGTTTCCGAGGTACATCGACAGGGCGAGGCCTGTCCGCATGAGGGCGCGGGAGAGCATCAGTCGGCCGGCTCCCACCAGCACGGAACGCCAGCGAAATACATCAGTTGACCGCGCGAAGGTCTGGCTCTGGCCCAGGGGCACAGAGGGCGCCGCCTGGACTCGCGCGCGGCCTCCTCGACCTCTTCGCGCGGCCACGAGGGCATCGGCGGCGTCGTGGGCATACTGGCGTCGCTCACTCGGCCTCCGGTGATTGTTGGGCAACATTTCCGGCAGCGTCAAAGGTCCGGAGCGTCTTCCACTCGCCGCCCTCGCGAACCTCGATGGAGGAGAGGCGCGGACGCGGCTTGTTGAGGCCTCGTCTCGTGAAGGTGGCCCGGAACTGGCCGGCGACCCAGTTCATGGG